AGATGGAAAAGCTAATGCACGACCAGTTGGACGAGACTGACGCGCCAAAGCACCTACGATCAGTAGCATTCGAGTGTACTCTGTTCGGTACGGGCGTATTCAAGGGTCCATTTGCTATGGACAAGGAATATCCGCGCTGGGACGAGGAAGGTAACTACGATCCGCTGTTCGAAACTATTCCGAAGATGGAATATGTCTCCATCTGGGATTTCTACCCAGACCCAGACGCACGTAATATGTCTGAGGCTGAATTTACTATTCAACGTCACCGACTAAACCGCACTCAGATGCGCAGCCTGAAGAAGCGTCCACACTTCCGCGACGAGAGCATCGAGATAGCCCTAGAGTACGGACCATCCTACCAACGTGAGTATTGGGAAGACGCACTAGAGGACGACTCCGTATCATCCGACATGGATCGCTACGAGGTACTAGAATACTGGGGTATTTTGGACGCAGAGCTTGCGGAAGAGGCAGACATCGACATTCCAAAGGAACTAGAAGACAAAGACGAAATCCAAGTGAATATCTGGGTATGTAACAACCAGATTATCCGCATGGTGCTAAATCCGTTCACTCCTAGCCGCATCCCCTACCTATCCGTACCATATGAACTAAACCCATACAGCTTCTTCGGTGTAGGCGTAGCTGAGAATATGGAAGACACCCAATTGCTAATGAACGGCTTTATGCGGATGGCTGTGGACAACTCTGCGTTGAGTGGCAATCTACTTATAGAGGTAGATGAGACTAACCTAGTACCGGGGCAGGATATGTCAGTGTATCCGGGCAAGGTCTTCCGTAGACAAGCTGGCGCACCGGGACAGGCCATCTTCGGCACCAAGTTCCCTAACGTATCACAAGAGCTATTGATGATGTTCGACAAGAGCCGTCAGTTAGCCGACGAGGCCACAGGCATTCCGTCATACAGTCACGGCTCTGGCGCAGTTGGCGGTGTGGGACGTACTGCCAGTGGTATGTCTATGTTGATGGGTGCAGCGGCTCAGAACATTAAGGCCGTTGTTCGTAATATCGACGACTATTTGCTAGGTCCACTGGGCAAGGCTCTGTTTGCATTCAATATGCAGTTCAACTTCAACAAAGAGTTTATCGGTGACCTAGACGTTAAGGCGCGTGGCACTGAGAGCCTAATGCGCAACGAAGTACGTAGCCAGCGACTACTACAGTTTATGCAGATGACCAGCAACCCACAGATGGCTCCGTTTGTTAAATACGATTACATCCTACGCGAGTTGGCATCCTCTATGGACTTGGACGAGGACAAGATACTCAACGATCCACGCGAGGCAGCTATCCAGCAAAAGATGATGGCTGAGATACAGGCACTAATGCCAGAACAGCCCCCCGCCCCCGAAGGCGAACAGCCTCAAGGCGCACCCTCTCCGCAAGACCCTACAGGTAACGGCAATGGTAATATAGCAGCGGGAGCGGCACCAGAGCCAGACGCTGCAGGGTTTACTGGCGGCGGCGGTGGAGCAAACGGCGGGAACGCACCTCAACCACAACAACCACCACAGCAAGGTCCAGTACAATAATGGATAAACAGTTTTATCGTTCTCTATTACCGCTCGTAAACGATAAGGACCAACACCAGACGCTAAAAGACTACGCAGATCGCCGCATCAAGACTATGCACAGTCTGCTCGAAACAACCAAAGACCACAACCGAATCCTAGAGATACAGGGCGCAATAGCAGAGCTACGGCGTTTTCATACTCTGAGAGATGAGGTAATTAAGGGAGCCGAATAATGGGCTTTTACGAGTACTTCTTCGGGGAAGACAAACCAGAAGACGATCTTGAAAAGACACAAAAAGGAATGGGCTACGGTGAGCTTATTCTGGATAATGTCGTAGGTCTAGATAATGAGTATGATAGCTTTGGTGAAAAGCTAGGACGCTACATTAATGAAGACGAGATTGGCTTCTTGAAGGAGACTGGTCAGGGTATATACGAAGGTGCAAAAGACTTTGTACAGGCACCTATTGAGACAACTAAAGAAGCAGTACGAGATGTAGTAGACAGCACCAAGGCTTTGTTTACTCAAGACCTCGATGACCGACTTATGGATATGTATGGCGTAGACATCACTAACGCCACAGGCGATCAGATTAATGCTGCTAGAGAAAGTATCTTAGGTGATGCTCTTAATGCGTCTTCTCTAATACCCGCTGCAGGTGCAGGTGCTATGGGTGTACGTGCGGTGGCTAGAAATATGCCTGAGTATGATCCTGCTATGGTAGGCAGTAATTTAGGTAATGTGTTTGCTACAGCAAAAGATGCGGCAGGGCAGACAGAAGAGATGCTCGACATTGATCGTCGAGTAGACACCCGTCTACCAACTACACCAGAAGAAAAAGGTGGAGATGCAGGTCAGATTGGTACAGGTACTATGGTATCTGATACTGAAGCACTTATGCGCGGTAACTCTGCTATGGCACAGAACTTTGCTATGATGGCAGAGAACTATCCCGGTTTGCGTAACTTGTGGTCAGAAGATGTTACTCAGACTGCACAAAACGTAATCTCTCGTATGACTGATAACATCGTAAGTCTCTACGATATGTCAGACCGTCTAGGAATAGCTAAGGACTCAGCCAATTGGTATCGTGGTGCTAACCGTATTGCACTAGGATTATCAGACCGTTTTGGTATCTCTGATACAAAGACTGCAGGTGTTCTAGCAGCCCTAAGCCCCGGAAAAGACTGGTATCAGAACGTGGGTATGGGTGAACGTATTATTAAGCATAATGCGGAACTAGGCAACAATGCGCCGTGGACCCCAGAGATGGATGCTATTGCTACCACTGAGAAGAAAGGTGGCTCTAAGGGCGGTACAGCTTGGCAGAAGCAGAAAGAGTTTGAGACAGTACGCGGTAGACCTTGGGGTGAAATGGAGACCCCACTACAGAAAGCAATGTGGATACGCGCCTATGATGAAGCACACTTTGGCACTAACTTCCGAGAGGTAAGTCCTGAAGGCGATATACTTGGTGTAGTTGCTACAAAGTCAGGCGCACCCTCTAAGCTAGTACACCAGAGCTTCGATAATATGGCTAAGGCTATCCGTATTCTAGATGGCGATGGTACGTTAGAAAGCATCTCACCTGAGCTAGGCGGGGCGCACAAAGTACGTAACTTCTTTAACAACATTCTGAATCCAGACAGTCCTAAAGATGTAACCGTAGACACACACCAAATTGCGGCTGGTTTGTTTAGACCTCTTGGTCAGAACTCTAACGAAGTTAACCAAGGTCTTACTGGTGCCAGTGCAACAGGTAACCCAGCCCGTTGGTCTAACTTAGGTAAGGCAGAGACTGGAATGCGCGGCAGCTACGGTTTGTACTTTGATGCAACTACAGAAGCAGCCAAGCTAAGGAATGTACTACCGCGTGAGATGCAGTCCGTATCTTGGGAGCAGTTACGTACATTGTTCCCTAAAGAGATGAAAAACAACAAGAATTTTATCTCAAGCGTGGATGCTATTTGGCGTATGGTTGATGACGGTACTCTAGATGCAAACGGCGCACGTGAAATGATTATTGCCGAAGCTGAAAAGGTAGGTGCTGGCGGCGTACCTAGCTGGAAGAATTATATCGGAGACCGCCGTGATATTGGTATTGCTACTGCAGGTTTAATTGGTTCTGCAGGATTAGTATCGGCTGAAGAGCAGCCTGAAGAAGGCTTTGCTACACCTCAGTAAGGATATTTTATGGACCCTATTCTAGAACACCACTTCTATAATATTGCTAACGGCACTGCCAAGGTGAACGAGGATGGGTCACTGTCTACGGTAAGAACCGTAATCGTTGACATCGATGGTCGCCAAACTCTGATCCCAACTATCTGGGATGGAGAGGAGCAGCCGATAGACATAGCCATAGATAACGCAATCAATTCAGGCGTTAACTGGCCCAAGGCTTACGGCGAGAGCGCAGTCCAGCAACTAGAGGAGCAAGACGCTGAGATACACAGCTTCACCGACGAAAACGGTAAGTTACTTATGTCAGACGACTATACGCCAGAGGAAGCTCAGGAAATCCTAGACGCGGTCCAACAGGGATACGACGACAAGGACGAAGGCGAAGAGTTTGGCCTAAAGGACAGCTTAAAACTAGCGGGTGCGGCAGGTCTACTAGGTCTAGAGAAGATAGGCGTAGACACCTCACCAATCATTAACTGGTACAAGGGCGGTGATACTGGCTTTGCACTGGGCGGCATAGCAACCGCCACCAAGGGTATCACCACAGAAGAGGGCAGAGAAATGGCAGCTAAGAAGTTTCAATTAGATGAAAAGAAGGCTGATCTGAATGAAAATGGCGAAGTAGACTCCTACGAGAGGGCGCGTGGAGAGGCTATTCAGAAGAACGTGGACGACGAAATCTTAGACGATGAGAAGCTGCAGATGTACCACGGCGGTATGGCTTGTGGATGCGACGAGTGTACTGGCGGCATGGAAGAAGGCATTGCGGGTTACGACGAAGTATCTGGCAACCCTATTCCAATTGGATCGACTGCTAATAACGTAAGAGATGACATCGAGGCGATGATCTCAGAGGGTGAATACATCCTACCCGCTCACGTAGTATCGTGGCACGGGCTAAAACATATTCAAGAAATGCAAGCTGAGGCCGAAATGGGGTTGATGTCTATGGAGATGGACGGCCTGATACAGCACGTAGAACAGTCTGAGGCAGAAGAAGTCAAGGACGAAGAGATCGACGTACCAGAAGAGGACGTTGATGTAGAGGTCGCCACAGTAGAAGTGGAAGACCAGTTAGAGGATACAGAGGAAGAACTTGAGCCTGTATCAAAACCCCTACCAGCAATGCTTAAAAAACAGAAGATAGCATTTATGGTTTAATTGGATACCCGACTTGTCGGACCCAGTGAGGAAATCATGCAAAAACGTAAATACCAAAGAGCCGAAGAGCCTGATGAAAATTTGACATACAGTGAAGAGCTATCGCAACAACAGCCAGCCGCTGAACAGTTAAATGCCGAAGAGGAAAGCTATAAGAAGCGGTATCAGGATATCCAACGCCACATCCAGACGGTACGTGACCAAAAGGATAAAGAACTGGCAGAGGTAAAAGCCCAACTAGAGGCCGCTACCCGTAAGCAAATTAAGTTCCCCAAGACTGACGAAGAAGTCGATGAGTGGAGCAAACGCTATCCAGATGTTGCAAAGATTGTGGACACCATTGCCCGTAAACGTGCCAATGAAGTTCTAGCCGAAGGCGAGAAGCGTCTACAACAAGTAGAGAATTTTGAGCGTAAACTGTATCGCCAGAGCGCAGAGCAAGAACTTATGAAACTACATCCTGACTTTGCACAGATTAGGAAAGACCCAAAGTTCCATGAGTGGGTAGCTCTACAGCCATCTGCAATGCAGGACAGTGTGTATAAGAACAACACTGACGCTAAGTGGGCCGCACGTACAATTGATCTGTATAAGGCAGATATGGGTCGTCGCGGCAAGTCAACGAAATCAGCCGCACAGGCGGTGGGGCGTACTACATCAGCCGCTCCTACTACTGGCGGTAAGGCTAAGTTCTCTGAGAGCATGGTCGCAGCTATGTCTGATCGTGAGTTTGAACAAAACGAAGCAGCCATTAGTGAAGCCATGAGATCAGGTGCTTTTGTCTATGATATATCGGGCGCAGCTCGGTAGTTTACGTAATTAGGTGTTGCTTTAATTACGTTACTATGGTACAATGAAACCATTGATTTATTAGGATAGAGACACCTATTAGGTATACCTCTATCAACCCTTCCAGATAATATACTAAGTCTACCAGCGCGTTTGGACCCGCTTTGGCGATACTCCTTACAAACTGACACTGATGTTAAATTGTCTGATCTAGCTGCTCTTAGGCAACACAAAAACACACTAAGAGTTAATTCCAAGCCATTTCATTCAAGGAGACACTCAAATGGCATTTCCAGTAGCATCAGGTTACGGCAACTTACCAAACGGTAATTTCTCGCCAGTAATCTATTCCAAGAAAGTCCAGAAGGCTTTCCGTAACTCTTCTGTTGTAGAAGATATCGCAAATACCGATTACTCTGGCGAAATCGCAAACATGGGCGATAGCGTCAAGATCATCAAAGAACCAGATATCACAATCAACTCTTACGCACGTGGTACAACACTTGCGACACAAGATTTGACAGATGCTGACTTCACTATGGTCGTCACTGAAGCGAACTATTTCCAATTCGCAATGGACGACATCGAAGAGGCTCATAGTCACATCAATTTTGTCGATCTAGCAACAGATCGTGCTGGCTATAAACTTCGTGATGCGTTTGACCGTGAAGTACTAGGCTATATGTCTGGTTGGGACTGGTCAGGTTCTGCATGGGGTCGCCGTACAGCTTTGGATACAGGCGGTACAAAAGCAGACTCAACTGCAGGTAACGACGAACTTCTAGCAGCCAACAAATTGGACATCACTGATTTCGGTGGTTCTGACATCGGCGGCGAAGCAGAAGTTACTTCTATCCCGACAGCGGCAGGTGGCGGTACAGGTGCAATCACTTCACCACTAGCTATCCTGAACCGTATGGCTCGTTTGTTGGATGCGGCTAACGTAGACACAGATGGTCGTTGGGTTGTAGTAGACCCAGTCTTCAAGGAAATCTTGATGGACGAAGACGCGAAGTTGGTTAACGCTGACTACGGTGGAGGCGATGAAGTACGCAATGGTCGTATGCCAAACCTTATCCGTGGCTTCCGCGTATATACTTCGAACAACCTTCCATACGAAGGTACAGGTCCGGGTACTTCTGCATCAGCGGGTTCAGAAGCTAACTACGGCGTACTAGTCGCAGGTCACGACTCTGCAGTGGCGGTAGCGGATCAGATCGCAAAGACTGAATCATTCCGTTCACCAGACACATTTGCAGATATCGTTCGTGGTATGCAACTATACGGTCGTAAGATTTTACGTCCAGAAGGACTAATCACTGCTAACTATAACCTAGCATAAACTATACTAAGGGGCTGGTCAAGTACTGGCCCCTTTATTCTGCTTTAA